GAGCAGCACCGCCAGTCTGCTCCCCAGAACCGCTTCAGCTCCCTGGGCGGTTCTGGTCATGGACAGCAGAGGCAGCAGGGCCAGCGTCCTAGGATCCCCAGCCAGAGGGAGGCAGAGGAGCGCGACTCTGGGTTTGACCGTGGTATCTACAGGGCGGTGATGGGTGGGTTGGTGAGGGTTACAGAGCAGAGGCCTCAGGGTGGCCGTCGGTAAACAAAGAACCATTAGATTAAGACAAAGCCGAAAAAGTCGCGAGAAGTGAGAGCGAACCAGAGAGGAAGGCGTCAATAGTTACCACCGTCTGGGACGGTAGAGTATGGGCAAGGACCGGTCATAGACCTTGAAAGAGCCTCTGATTAGCGAAGATGGAACGTGCAGTTAACAGAAGAAGAGGTGGCTAGGCCACCCTTTTTCATGTACGTAAGAATCTGGGTGGCTCTGGCAGTTGGGAAAAAATCAATTCTGCCCAGCCCAGCCAGAGTTGCCTAGAGGTTAAAAAAATTGAATTGGGTCCAACCGGTTTAGATTATTACCGATATTCTTTGCTCTTTACTCTTGTCATTGCCACAAGAGTTATAGACCAGAGACTATCCTCCAGCAATCAGACACTATGCCCAAGAATATGAATACCTCCAAGGCGGCTGCTGCCGTCTTTCAGAATGCCAAGGCCATTGAGGCTGCCAAGAAGACTGGTGGCCTCTTTGGCGCAGTGACGAAGGCTCTGGGCTCTCGTGGCTTCCAGATTCATGTCCGCATTCAGGTGAAGGGTTCTCCTGACAGGGATCTGCTCATTCAGGCTACTCCCCGCAAGCTCTTTCAGGGCGGTCAGAAGGCTCCCATCAGGATTGCCGTTGGTCACGTGGTTCTGCTAGCTGGCGAGCTGCGCTCTGCTGGTGTGCAGCGCCCTCTGGAGATTGTTGGCCGGCTGGATAGCCGCGCAGAGATTCAGGAGCTGGTTAAGAGTGGCCTCATGCCGGCTGCCATCCTGGGCATTGCAGAGAGCGCTGGTGCAGTGGAGAGCCACACTGCTGCAGAGGATGACATCTTTGAGACTGAGGACCCTGATGAGGACTTCTGGACTGCTGGCCTCAGGGAGGTGAAGGGTGGCCTGAAGGCGCAGCGCAAGCTGGCAGAGACTGTTGCCTCTATCAGCGCCCGCGTCAGCACTCTCAACCGCGCCAACGCCCCTGGTGCCAAGAGGGTAAAGGGCATTGACGGTAGTCTGGATGCTGGTGATCTGGCAGACCCCGCCCTCTTCAATGATCCAGACTATGAGCGCTTCAGTCGCTGGCGCGCCCACAAGGAGAAGGCTGTGCTGATGTCTGCTGGCGGCACTTCTGCTTCACCCGCTGTGAAGCCTGCTGCAGTCCAGACAGCCCAGGAGCTCATGGCACTGTTCAGGCTGGAGGCAGAGACTGCCCGTCTGGCAGCAGAGCAGGCGCTCATTGTGGCCAGAGATAACGCGACTGCCAGGGTAGCAGCTGTTAGGGCGGAGATTGCCGGCCAGGCGGTGAAGGACAACTGGGATGACGAGGATGTGGTGGACATCAATGACCTCTAAGAAAGACATAAATATGGGAATCTAAACAAAAAAAGGGAGGTAGCTAGGCTACCCTCTTTTTTTCGTATTATTTAACGGTTCAAAATTGAGTATATAGGTAGCTGCTAAATTAGCACCATGGGTATCTTTAAGATAAGGTTCCCCTTCTGCGAGCCAGTGAAGACCGTTAGCCTAGAAGAGGCTGAAGACATGTTGGTCACTCAGATACGCCACTCTCTGTGTGAACGCTGGTGGCGCTCTCTTAGATATAAGAATGATGGCTCTCAGACAGACGAGGAGTTTCAGGCGTATGTGGAGCAGCAGAAGCGGCGGTGGTGGCGCTGGAATTTCGGTGAGGAGATGCCCTAGTCATCGCTAGACCACTCAGATGTCTCAGATGTCTCAGAGTATACTGAGGCAGAACCAGATGAGGACTCTCTCACTCCTGCCAAGCTCATGCTGAAATCAATGAGTGGCGTGCCCCGCTCAGTCACTGGATCATACAGCCAATGAGTTCCATTGTGTTTAACCACGAACTGGATCTCTAGGGAGCCCCTATCTGACTGACTGAAATTGACTACTGCACCATAGGACACATCCTTATAGGTCATGTAGCGGACAACCTGCCAGTGGTGCTCTGGGCATATCTTAGAGACTGCCTTGAGCTCATAGATGAAGGGGAGGTAGTTCAGCAGCATCACGTCCAGGCGAATTGAGTGCCCCCCGCCCAATGGGAGCCCCTTATAGGTAATGGGCATAGGCTCCTCAGACATGTAGCGGATACCGGCCTCCTGCAGCTCAACACCCAGAGCCTGCTGATAGACCCCCTCCACATAGCCCTTTCCTAGACCACTAGCCACCTGAACACAGAGGTCGGTCAGCTTAGCCAGCTTCTCATTAACCTCTGCTGAGAGCCTAATGAGAACTGAGGTATCAGGGGCTGCTACCTGAATAGGGGGCTGATTAGAGCACTTGGCCTTGTTGTGGCCCTCTTGCTTACAGTTACTGCACTTTACCATTCTTGCAGTAGGTAATGACCTATACCTTGGTTGATGAAATCAATTTTTTGAAACTTGAATTCAGATACCTTAATTCAGATAACCTAGGTATCTGATAAGATAGTTAATTAAATATTCCAAAATTGACTGGTAGACTATTAGTGAGTATAGCACCTGGTTCTAGTGATATATCAATAGAACATTCTCAAATGTCCTCTGCAATGAATAATATTCGCTGGTTTGAGAGCTCTGCCCTGGATGCGCCTAACCTGCGCTCCCCTCAGCCTTGTAAGCGTGGAATCCACTGCGACTACAAGCTGAAGGCAAAGGATTCTGAGGAGTTGGTGCGTGCCTGCTGCAGTGGCGTTCACCCTGGAGAGGAGGGCACTGGCCGCCGCCTCTTCCCTGCGAGGACTCTGGATGATGGTTCAGTCCAGCCTGCCTGCGTGCGCCTGACTGGTGCCGCCCAGGGCTTCTACGAGCGCAGGCGCTTGCGTCTGTCATGGGCAGAGTGGTGCGAGCAGAAGGGGATTCCCTTTACTCCAGCTCTGCCTGGCCAACCCTTTGAGCCAGTGGTTCGTGTGCCTATTGGTGGCAAGGCACAGGCACAGCCACGGGCTCAGGCGCAGCCACAGCCACGGGCTCAGGCACAGCCTCAGGCTCAGGCACAGATTGCCTATTCAGAGGACCAGATGAGTGCTTTCCGTGGTATGTCAGAGTATCAGGAGCGGCTGGATGAGCAAGAGGACCGTGAGTATCGGGCGATGAGTCCTGCTGAGCGCGCAGCCTACCATGCAAGGACGTCTGCTGCCTTCGCAGAGCTCAGGGCATGGCTAGAGAAGGATCGCCAGAGTAATCCTCCAGTGAGGGAGCCTTGGCAGATGCGCAGCAGGGGCTTCCTGGGAATGCCTGGTGGCGCAGAGAATCGGCGTATGTCTGGGGGTGGTTCTTCTGCACAGCAACCTAAGCTCACCAAGAATCAGCGTCACCGTGCCAATAAGCGGATCAAGCTGGCTGCACTTGATGGTTTCCCAACGTTTCCAACTGAGGTTCAGATGCAGTCTCATTGCTCTGACCCTAACTGCGATGTCACCATCTTTGTTCCCGTTCAGCCAAGCGGTTCAGCGGCACCCCCACCTCTCAATCTTAGCCCTGTCCCAATGAAGTCAAGCTTTCCAGTTTCTGCTCGCGGCGGTGAGTGTTCTCCTGACTGCTGCTGCCCCCTTGGATATTCCTGCCATGACCGCAGCACTCCCTGTGACCAGGGTGGCTCTGCCAGCCCAAGGGTGACCACTGGAATCAAGTATGAGGAGAATGATTAAACAAACTATATACTGTGTGTGTCTATAATAAAAATAAACCCCTTTTTTCACGTGACAAAGTTGACTTGGTTAACTCAATGAATACTATCACCCATGGATTCTAGTGCTACTCAGACAGTTAATGAGTCTTATCTCACTCCTCCATCTACACCTAGACCTCAGATGCCACCCATCTTGGCTCCTAGGACGGCTGTCAGTGTTGGTCCTAGCTCTCCAATAGAAATACGATTTGAAGAGTGGATTCAGGAAACGGATAACTATGAGCCTATTTGCTCTTCTTGCAATCAGCGTCACATTGAGGTTGGACCAGCCTACTATTCAGCTGTTCCCTCAGCTCAACAGCTTGAGAATCTACTCATTCAGGATATTTCATCTATCAGCACTCCTACTACACTGAGTCGCAGGAACTCAGAGGAGAATTGATGGTATTACCTGAATAAATTTGAGTTTATCCCTGACCACCTAGTCAATCACCCGTCGCAGTCAGGATGATTAGATCTGGTAATCTAGTCAAAGAGAATCCTCTGCAAACTGTTGCCACTATTATTAAGGAGAAGCCCTTGACCAAGAAGGAGATGATTGCCAAACTCTTTAATGCACTCACCTGGCAACAGCGTGCATCACTACCTTACAATGTCACTGCAGATGCATTTAACCTTTCAAGTTGTGGTAAGTTTCTCTATTTGAAGAGTCCATGTGAATGTGGAATGGGGTGCCCCCCAGAGTTAGGTTGGGATTGTGGTGGCAACTGTCCGTATGAAGAGGATTGAGTCATTTACATGAAATACAAAATTGATTTACTGAACACATTTTTTAATAGCACCTGAGTGGATATAATGGCAACTTATAGTATAATTGAGAATACTATCTCCTTTGCCGCCATCCCCATTGGCATGGAGATCGTTCAGACCAGAGAGGCCTTGGCTATTCAGGACGAGCTCATTGAGCGCTACATCACTCCACCCTCTTCTCCGAGGTTCAGAGAGCCTCCTGCCATTCAGCGGGTTCTGGTAGACTCTGGTGCATTTGAAGATTACTACCCCCCTTGGACTCAAGGGGATGCCGAGTATATGAGACAGGAGACAGGGCAGAATCAGCCCTGCTGCCACTATTGCTATCCACTATCTTTCCGTGAATCTGGTATTTCCCCCATATACAGAGGTCCAACCTTCTCTCCTATTACTCTTCCAGAACCTGAGCCAATGGTTGTCATCGCACAAGCACAGAAGACAATTTCAGACTGTATTGATGAGATAGAGGCCTGGACTAGGAGCCTTGAGGCCCTCATAGCAGATTCCAGGGCAATCCGAGAGGCCCCTCTTTCTGTATTTGCAAATCTGGCTGGCCACAAGGATGATGACACGATTTCTGAGCCTAATATTGATGAGCTCTAATAAAATCACAGTGAACAGATTACAGAATATTTTTTCATAAAATTGAACTTAGATACCTACTGCTTCATTGCACCTTTCTTTGAACCATGGATAACATCAAGGTCGGTAGAAACAAGAAGAGTGATAAGGCCAAGGAGACATATGAGCGCAATGGGGGTAAGTCTCAGAAACATGTTCGGATTGCAGAGCTTCTAGCTGCTAGGAGGCTTTCCACAGGAGTAGGGGTAGCGACAGATGCAGCTGCTAGTGCGAAGCTGTCTAAACCAAAGTCTAAGTGAAAATTGAATACTATTTTTGTTCTATCAATTCATACAATGTCAGGCCTTACGATTATTTCTCAGAAGCTTGTTGAGAAGAAGAATGCTATGAAGTTGGCTCGCTCCTTCTATGACTTTGCTTCTAGGTCAGGAGCAGATCAGGAAACTAAGGAGTTTCTTTGGAACAAGTATCTTACTCTTAGCAACATGGTTATTCAGATTGAGCGAATTGTCAAGGAGATTGGCTTTGCTACAATTGAGTTGCAGAAGGCAGTAGAGTGGTGCACAGTTAGTGTTTACAAGCCGCAGTTTCTTGATACATTGCGGCTTATTTATCCAGATTGCTCTGATCCTGTCTTTACCCTTTTCCACCAGGAGGAGATTGACAAGGCTGTTAAGCATAAGGATTTGGCCATTGATAACTTGACAAACATCTTTCTGAAGGCCGAGTCCTACTTCTCCAGTTAAATCCTCGTGAAAAAAATTGATTATGTGATCCACCCTTTTTATTGCACCTGTTGTTATTAAGATGCCACTGAATCTGAATACCAACGTCCACATTGTGAGCAAGGATGGCTTGAAGGAGACCACCACCGTCCGCGACCTTATTGCTAGGGGCGAGGGTAACCATTTTGAGGCCCTTAAGATGCTTGACGGCTACGAGCTTCTCTCTATTGACTATGATGCAGAGCGTAGGGCAAGAGCAGCAGCAGAGGCAGAGATAGCAGCAGCGGCAGACTTTCTACTAGAGGAGGCTAGGTTGGCAGAGATTAGGGCAGAAGAGGAGATGGCTGATAGGTATGACCATCTACCTGATGGTGCCCACCTGCTACCCCAAGACTACCAGGACTTTCTCTACAACTGGAATAAGACCATCGCATCTAGTCACGGTGACTGGGTTGGGCCTGAGAGGGATGCCTACAAGCGTGACCATCCCTTGCTGTTTAAGAGATTCCTGGAAGAGAACACGCGTTTTAAGAAGCTCTATTCTGAGCAGGTTGAGCAGGTTAAGGCTTACCAGGCAGAGCACAAGGATGATCCTGTAGACGAGCCTGCAGATGTTCCAGATGTTCCAGATGTTCAAGAGGTGCAGCCAGAGGTGCAGCCAGAGGCAGAAGTGCAGCCAGAGGTGCATGCAGAGCCAGAGGTGCAGCCACAGGTAAAGCCTCTGATCTCTTATAACCATCCGCGATGGCCATCTCCTATGCCCAAGGTCTTTGTTCAACGCATTCGTGGCAACAATGCCTGGAACTATACATATCCTGGAAAGACAGCCTGGGCACCAGACTTTAAGGCTGAATGGCAGATTGCCGGCAACACCGAGTTCAAGCTGACCCATGAGAACTGTATCCGTTATCTTGCTCACAGAATGGGTGGACGCACAATTGAGCAGTTTCTGGAGATGACACGCGAGGAGGTCGGAAGAAATCTAAGACTTGGTAGGCTACCTAACTCACTTTTCAGGTAATTCATCCTTGGCAAAATTGAACCTTGTAAACCATTTTTTTACTGCACCAGTTGCATACTAAAATGTTCAGTCAAGAGCACATTGATCATTTCAAGAAGTATCAGAGCCTGAGGGACCATGCTGCATCCGCTTGTGTACGCAGCTACCTCCATCTCATAAGGCCTACTGAGGGGTTCCCTCATCACTCTGATGGTGCCATTAAGCAGACATGGGTTGATTGGAAGGATGCAGAGGAGACCTTCTGGCGTATGACTGGTTCTTCTTGTCCTCCTAACTACGTCTTCCCCGTCGCACCTCCTGATGATGCGGAGCACCGGCCTTGTAGGCAGATGTGGGGGCTTCTTATTCAGCATCAGGTGGAGCACCAGAGCTTCCAGGCAACCCATGTGAAGGATGCTGTTCAGGCAATCATGACTTCAGAGGCTTGTGCAACACATCCTGCCACTTGTTCCTGTAAGGTGCCTAACAACCCATGGACTTCTTCTGACTGTCTGAAGCTACTGGAGCCTCTGAATGTAAAGCATAACCCTGCATGTCAGTGCGCTGGTTACAAGTCCTGTAAGCAAGTTAATGACGCAAATCTGAAAGTCGCGATTGCAAATGCAGAGGCAGAGATTGCTGCAAATCCAGAGCTTGATCTGGCACCTTGCCGTTGTGATGCACGGTATTGTGGTGTTACCTGTTCTTGTCTGCCTAGTAGGCTCGCTGAGGCAAAGGTTCCTCTTCCTGTGACTAAGCCCATTACACCTGTGACTAAACAGAGTCCCTATGACTACAAGCACCAGGTGGATACTTGTGCCTGTGGGACCTGCTACAAGGCCCGCGTAGACTCTGGCACTCAGCATCTGTATGAGAAGAGATGTAGGGATGCCACGGATGCGGCTATGGTAAGGCTCCGTCCTGCACTCTGTGCGGCCTGCAAGGCTTCTGCCAGTGGTAGCTGTGTAGAGTGCTACACTAATAGATATTCTTATGATGCGAGGGGTAGGTTAAAGATGCCAGATGAGATCCGCATGCTGCGTCAAGCCTACTACATGGAGGAGCAGTGGTATATGAACTCAAGGAGACAGAAAGAGGAGGCTGCAGCCGCTACAGCTACTGCTTCTGCCGCTACTGCTACTGCTACTGCAGCTGTAGCAGCTCCTACTGGATTCGTAGCTGATCTGACTAAGGCTTCAAATGCAATTTCTGCAGCAGCTGCCAAGTCTGGAGGCCTCGCAGGTGATGACTTTGCCAAGAATCTCTTTGCGGCCATGGGAACACCTCACGATTCCAAGTGCCCCCATGGCCTTCCCTTCTATGCCTGCATGCCTTGTAGTCACTAGATACTAAAATAAAATTGAATATCTGTGTAATCTAATATTTTTTACCCAGATAAGATGACAGATACTACTCAGCAACTGTTGACTATTAGCTCTCTGCCTACTATTGTAGAAGAGCCTTTGACAGAGCCTTTGGCACAAGAGCCTATAACCACCCCCGTAGCCAGGACTCCTTATGAGATGACTATGGCTGCACTTAACTCTGGACCTACACCACAGCTTCTTGTCTTTGACTGTGATTGGACTCTGTATCCCTATGACTGCGACAAGGATCGTCTAGCACCATTCTTCTACATTGACGGTGATACTCTTTGTGACAGGCACTGGCGAAGGTCAAATCCGTATCCAGATGTTCCAGGTATCTTTGGTGCCATAGCAGATTCTGGGATTTCTGTGGCATTTCTCTCAAGGAATCCAAGCGATGTTCACCTTAAACACCTTCTTTCCACTATCAGATGCCACACCAAGACCAGTATCAAGCAAAAGACTCTTTGGGATACCATGCCCTATTCTAATTACTTTCATGCCTACAGCAGTGATTCTATGGGAAAAGGTAAGGACCTGCACTTTCGTGCTCTTAAGAACTTATCCAATGTTCCATTCAATGAGATGCTGTTCTTTGATGATATGCCAGATAATATTGAGGCTGCACAAGCTCAGGGCACTACGTCTGTCAAGCTCGGTAAGAGTGGCCTCAACGTGACTGCATTTCTTTCTGGTATAGAGGCATGGCGTAAGTCTAGGTCATAAAAATTGACGCTGGGTTTATATATTTTTTACGTATGGAAAGGGCAAACCATTCAAGAATTGCGCTGATTATATCAGAGAAATTCCCTGGACGCACGGTGAGGTTGCCTAAACTTAATCTTAAAACAGAGAATTATGCAGTTGAGCCATTTGATATTTCAAGGCCTCTATGGAAAGAGAGGGTATGGGATAGTCTAGACTCAGACTCCAGGGCATTGTATACCATGGTTATCAGAGAAACCATTCTTACTCTGGCTAAATATGAGTTCTTTCTGAGAGATGTGGAAGTATATATTCAGTCAGATGGAACTCTTATATTATCTAACTTTTCAATGGTTCATTGCAATTCAACTGGTCCTCTAAATCTAGAATCTGCCACTATGCTTCCTGTATCTGTTGTTGCCAACTTGTTTCCAGTAGAGAATGTTTCTGACAGTCTTAATAAGACTATTAATTCTCTCACCACAGATCGCGATGCTCTACTTATTAAGATTGAAGAGTTGCAAAAGAGGGTGGATAAGGCAAATGCAAGGCTTCATGATACCATCATGGTGGTAAAGGGATCTGCTGCTGTAGGAATAGGGATGGTAGTAGCACTGTTTGGCCTTTTGAGCCTGCTACGATAAAAAAGGTTCTATACTATTTTTTATTAGATTAAATCTCTTTATACAATAACACGCTGCTGCCTGAGAAATTCCAGCCAGATCTTTTCTCCTGAATTACTAAAGATCCCTCCACTTCCATCATTATATGCTGGTTTCTTAGGGGACCCCATGGCAACAAGAACATTCTCAATGTGCTTCTCATACCCAGGGAACTTTTTCTCCATCTCAACCATGGCTCTCTTGGTAATATAAGTTGGGTGGCTAGGCAGAAGAGTGCAACCACTTGGAGTGTCAAACCACCGAATAGGATGCTGGTAAAGAAACTCAATGGATCCCATAAGATCTCGGTGTGCCCTATCCTCTTGCTCATTACGATGCTCCTCCCGAAAGGCCTCAAACTCCTTAACAATTTGATCCAGAACTGCCTTAACCTCAGAAATACTGCCAGGAATTCCAAATCTGGTTGAATGCGCCAGAATTGTCTTATCCATGTCATCAGGATAATCGGACGAGTCCTTCTTCTCCTCATGGTAGCAGCACTCTCTGTAGATTTGCTCAAGCTCTGTCCACTCAATCTGTTTCTCAAAATACTGGTTCTTGAGTTTCTCTCTCTTATTCTTAAAGACAAAGTCGTCCCAGTTATTCAGCAGATACTTATATGACCAAAGAAGGCTGCCGAAAGAAGATCCACTGTGACTATTGTCGATTACCTCAGTGATTTTTCTTCCTATCTCATCATTGAAAGGAAGACCCATGTCATTGTGTGTATATGACTTCAGCCACTCCCTAGAACCCTCAACCTTATCCAGGGCAGCCTTACAGTCGCTGTAATAGAATCTGTCGTAGTCAGAATCCATCCACTCAAAGTCCTCCATGGACTCCTTCTTGTTCAAACCATTCTCCTCCGCAAAATCCTTCCAGCCACCAGCAATAAATGTCCGTGAACTCATTTCTAAATAGGTAGTTTTTAGCTTGTTGCCACGCTGGTTCAATTTTAACTAATAAATTTGAATAATGGTGATTTGTATGTAACTGTATACCATGGAGCATGCTCAGAGAATTGATCTTGTATTGGCTAGACTAAAGAATGCACTTGCAGAATCTGAAGCATTAAAGAAGGATATCTTGGAGAGAAAGGGTGCAAAGGAATTGCCTGATACAGAGGCAGAGTCAGAGGGTTCAGATGCAGGAGGGTCTGAGGCAGAGGCTTCAGAGACAGAGGCTTCAGAGACAGAGGCTTCAGATGAGCCTGAAGAGAAACCAGTAAAGAAGACCTGGTGCTGCTGTTTCCGAAAACAAAAATTGAACTAATGTGACCCCTTATGAATAGCACCCATTGGCGAAAATGAACAATCGCGAGTCATCTTCAAAGGTAAGCAAGAATCAGTTCCGCCTGGTGGTGGAGCAGCGGATCTGTATTGCAAAGAAGAAGGCTGAGCCAGAGCCTCTCAGTCAAGAGGAGCAGGTTAATGCAGATGCAAAGGCACAAGCAAAGGCACAAGCAAAGGCTATTGGATTTCTTGCATGGCAGGCTAAAAAGGCAGAGAAGAAGCGTCTGCGATCCAAGCATCATAGCTAATTATGGCGAAAAAATTGATTAAATCACTAAACATACTTTTTTCACTTACTATGGAGGGCCTTCGTTATATTAGGATTGCAGAGATTGCTAGTTACAACCTGGACTATGCAAATGAGGCCCTGGAAGTTGCAAAGAAGAGGCTCCTTGACTTGAACACCGTGAAGTATGATGGTAATATCCCCAGAGAGAATCTTCTGGATATTCACCTTACTACTGACGACATTTATCTCCTTGAGAAGAGGGTTGGGCAGATTCTTGACCAGCAGTTGGATCACTACCATGCTAGGGAGTGCCAGGCTTGGAACAAGGTTGAGGCCTGTAAGAAGATGCGGCAGCTGGTTGATAAGGACATGGTTCATATTTCGGCATCGGATCTCTATTATTATGTCTCCAGTTCTATTGAATACATACAAGGTGATGAGGGTAGGTTGAATATTCTACGGGCCCTGGGTGAATCCCTAGTAAACGCTGGTAATGTGAATGGTGACAGCTGGAATAAGTGTATGAACAATCAACGCGGTGAGTAAAAAATTGATGGACTTTGTTATAGTATATTTTTTATGGCAGACTCTAATATCTTAATCAATCTCTTCAATGATCTGAAGAAAAAAATTCACGGCTTAGCATCCAAGAATGTTATGATGGATTCCCGTGGCCTTAAGCATATGCAGGAAGTCGTTACTTCCTGTAATACTATGGATTCCTATATTGATTCTCATAAGGAAAAGGAAGAGTTTATTATACCAATTGGTGTTACTTACGATCAGTCCTATTTTACTCTTACTCCAAGGCCACGAGGTGTTGCTGGACCAACTGCGGCCATGCAGCGATATGCTGCTCAACAGGACCAAATACAGATGGACAAAATTGATAGAACAATTCAGATGGGTAGAACTCTAGATGCAAATCAGCATAAGCCTTACTTTACAATTCAATAAAATTGAGGAAAATATCATCCTATACTATAGCACCGATGGAACAGTCTACGATGGAGCTTTATTGCCAGATGGCAAATTACTGCTACGCCTGTTTCCTGCTTGACCAACAGGATCCAGAGGTCTTATTTGGTGGATTATGTTTTGAGTGTCATTCTGGAAAGTGGGATAAGATACGTCATTCCTTGACATCAGAGACAATTGCATATAACCTTAGTATGCTTAATCCTAAGTCAAAGTGGTTTAGCCTCTATCAAGAGGAACATAGGCAGCGTGGTTCACAGTAAAAAAAATTGTGCCACAAAAATTGAGTGGCGGGCTGCCCGTGATGTCAGTGTGCCCTAGTAGCGCAATGGATAACGCGTCAGCCTTCTATTATTTATAAGAGATAAGCTGAAGATTGTGGGTTCGATCCCCACCTAGGGTATATAAACCGTCTTAGCTCAGTTGGTAGAGCGTGTGGCTTTTAACCACAAGGCCGCGGGTTCGACCCCCGCAGGCGGTAATTTTTTTTATACAGGCTTTCTACTACAGCGCATTACGCAAAATGGCTAAAAAATTGACTACCTGCAGCTATATCTGTTAATTATATCATGGTTACTGCAGTTGAGTATTATGGGTTTTCCTTCATGTTTATGGTCGTGTTTATTGGCCTTATCTACAAGACGGTTAACACCTTTGTTGACCTGGCAGACTATTCACATTACACGCGCTATATATCCGAGAATGAAGATTCTAGCAGTTCTGATGAGGATGCTGCAGTTGATGAGGCAAATGATTCTGAGCAATCAATGGATTCTGATGGTAGTGATAGACCAAATGTCATTGAGCCAACTGAGCTTGTTGAAGTGCCATATAGGCACGAGCTTTGGCCTTCTCCCAGGCCATCAAACTTTGTGCGAGCACTGATTCAGCATGATCCAGATTTCAATCCAAACCGTCGCCGCCTCAATCATGCTACTGCAGTTGATATTCTTGCTAATCGGGCATTTATGACTAGGAAGGAGTTTCTTAAGATGAATCCTATCACTTATATGGACAAGTTTATGAAGGATATCAGTGTATATGATCTTCTTAAGGATGATCTTGAGAGATTAGAGCAGCTTTTACAGAAAGAGGCATATACGCAGCAGCTATATGTAATTGAAAATGGGAATATTAGACTTCGTCGCTAGTTATAAAATTGATGCTATTTTTTACATGAATTACAGTATAAATGGCATTCCAAAGATCCTATGATATCTCGTGTGTTTATGATAACCTTGAGCTAACATTTCTACAGAATGCAATTGATGCTATTAATCTTGCTTGCACACCTGTGACAGATGCCTGGAAATACGTGGAGTCTAAGGAGATTCTTCTTGATTATAACCGCACATTTGATGTTACAGATACAATGAAGTATACTATCTTTAATCATATGGAAAAGGTTGGTCACAGTGGTTCCAGTATTTCTCCAACGATTAATACATTGGTTTCGCTGGTATCTGATTATGAAGGATGGAGACGTAGAGTAGAGGAGCGCAGGGCAATCGTTGATGAAGATACCAGGAGACTTGAAATCTGGCGACAGGCTATTCTGGTTCCTTATTATCAATCCATGAGTGGAGGAGGATCAAGACTTTCAGTTGGACCTATCTTGGCAGACTTTCTGAGGCTAAAGAATAGTATTACTAACAGATATCTATCATCTCTTATTAATACTGAGAATGAACTAAAAAATCTCCTGGGTAATAATGATAATGATCGTCTTAGTATTCTACAAGATATCATTGATACTACTAGTCAGTCTGATGAGCTGATTGCATATAAAAATAATCTTGCTAAGGCCATTGAGAGAGAGGTGCAGGCGGAAACCTATAACATCAAGTTGGTAAATTCGCAGATTCCCATTCTAAGGGCCGCAATTGATTCTAGAAATCCTATTGCATTAGATGCGGCCCTACATCCTGGATGGGGTTCGTTGAGATTACTTGAGACAAATGAGTATAAGGAGGCTCAGGCATTGCTAAGTGTGTTATCCTCTGGTGTCCAGGTTGATGAGAATAGTGCATAAGCAGGCTTATCTGACTCTTTCATCTCCTTTGCCCTCTTTACAACTTCCTCATAACTCACCTGGGCACAATCCTTTTCCAGTTCAGCCTTCACAACCTTGAGAAATGAATTCCAGATATTAATTGCATCTGAAGTCTTTTTTAGTTTAATTACTCTCTTCTCTGTATGTTTGGGCACTTGGTCTTCTTTCTTTTCTGGCTTTTCTGTCTTTTCAATAGTAGTTTCCTTGGACCTCTCTTGCCTCTTTGCTTTAGCGGCCTCAAGCTCCTCAGGTGTCATTTCAGAATAAGGCTTGGGTCCCTTTCTTTTCTTTTGCTCTGCCTGAACCGTGGTTGAAGGGTCTTGCTGAGAACTTAGCTTCTGTGTAATATCCTGCAGATTCTCAATGTAAGTAAACAGCAATCCATCAGCATTCTCTTTCGTCAGCCTAAAATGCTTCTGGATACACTCACCCACATTATAGTGCTGAGAGAATCCAGACTTCTGAAAGTTAAAGATGAACTTAAATATTCGCATGGTATTCTCTGTCGCCTCCTTGTCCATGGTTTCTTTTACAGAGGAAACCAAATCTATGGCTATCCTGATTTCGGCTTGAATGTTCTCTATAGAACTAACTGTGCTATCTGTTGAATCCATATTGTAAGTAGTGGCTAGTAGTAGGTAGTAACGGTCAATTTTAACTGCCTAAATATTCATCTTATAATAATAATATGTTATACCCATATAGGGTTCTTAAACAAGATATTGTAAAAAATAAATTAGAAGTAACCTACTTTACCACATTACTTAGTGCGTATAAAGCTTGTTCTCCTGATGATAATTCGGTATGTCATTTAATGTTGAATGGGGTAGAAGAGAGATTAAGAGAAAGAGACGATCTTATACGAGTAACTTGTTACACTGACACGGTGTATTGGATTGAAAATCTTATTGGAAGAGTTGAGCCTGTTGACCTTCCATATTTGCCTTCAAAAATTGACTGCTGTCACCCCGTTGAGTAAAGTATTCCCATGGTTTCTACTCGTAGTCAGAAGTCTTCTTTCACTGCATTTGATGCTGCCAAGGCGCTTGTAGCCCTTCGTAATTCTAATCTTGTGCTAACCTCTAGTATTGCACATTCTGTAAAGAAGTATGACGTTGTAACTCAGGCTACTCAGGCAAGTGAGGCAACCCAGGTAAGCCAGGCAAAGTTCTGGAACTACTGGACGAATTGGTATCACGCCTTTCTTTCCGAGGCAACTGATGAGAATCCATCTCATCCTATTGCAGATCGTCGTTCCCAGGCAACTAGCCGCTGGGTAACCTTTACTTCTAAGCAGCTGCGATGCTCTGAGTCTGAGGTGCGTGGCTGGCTGCGTAAGGCTGATCAGAAGTCTCTTCTGGCTGCTTGCTAAGTATTTAATTCAATAAAATTGATACATGCCATCCTTTTTTTGCTATTACCTGAAAGATGTTAGCAAAACGAGTATTTAAATTAAAGAAACCTGTGAATGTGCAGGTAACTCTAGAGCCAAAGGTGGAGCCAAAGGTGGAGCCAATTGTGGAGCCAAAAGTGGCTCCACCAGTTCGCAGGGTGATTAAGGTCTCCAATCTACCTGTTCCTCCAATTCCAGGGCCCCACGTGTACCTAACAAAGGCAATGGAGGCATTTGAGTCACTTCGTGAGTATTATACTCTTCGCGGCAAAATCATCCCTCAATCCGATATCAAGTGGTATCACGAGGAGCTTAAACAAGAGAAAAAAGAGTTTGATGAATTCTGGGAGAGGTGTTGTGTAACCAAGGCATGTATTGAGGCTACACAGCGTGGAGAGGATGATTGGCATATATCACTAGCCATGAATGCAGCCAAACAACTAGAAAAAAAGTTACCTATTCTTGAAACAGATATTGGTCCAATGCCTGATTATGGGACAAGGGAATTCTGGGCTTGGTGTTCAAAGAGAAAGAAGTTAAAGGAGCAAAAGGAGGCTGCTATTATTGCGGCTGGGGGGACTGTTCCTGTAAAGGTGAAGAAGCCGAAGAAGCCGAAGAACTTGTCTCCTTAGGAGTCTCCCTAGGAGTCTCCTTTGGAGTTTCTGCTGTGCTCGGACTTGGAGAAGGATGTGCTACAAAGGTTAGATCACCATAAGAGCATCTATGCCCCTTTATATTTAGGGGTGCCAAAGGCTCTGTGTGAACCAAAGGCTCTTCATATTTTTCAATTCTGTGAATTAACTCAGGAAATGTTTTATTCAGATAAAGAACTTCCTCACTTGCGATCTGTTCTGTAAATATAGGCAGGCTGTGACCCGTAGCCCCAGTGAGAAGAGATATCCATGTAATTCTAAACATGTTGGTGCTCATCTACTATATAGGAAAAGTTCAATTTTTATATGAAATGATACATCTGCGTCCGGCTGTTGAGACTTCCATGTTACTAGTATAATTTCTCTATGAAATGATACATCTGCGTCCGGCTGTTGAGACTTCCATGTTACTAGTATAATTTCTCTGTAGAAAACAAATGGCAACTACTCTTAAGTTGCAAAGTATTACACCACCTTATACATTTATCTCTTTAGGATATAGACCCAACGGTTCATATATATTTGAAGAAAGCGAACTATTTCCCATTGGCTCTATAGTTACACTTACTTCTGGAAAGTTTCCTATGACCGATTATACGAATATGTATAATCATTCTAGGTTGACTCATGTAATTGGTGGGAGAACTGTACGTATTACTAGTTTTTCAGATTTTTGTAAAGAGGAAAACTTAAATGAAAATACGCCTTGTGAAATTGACGTAGTTGAAGACCAAGATGGTGGAAAAAGACGCAGGCGTCTAACAAAGCATCGTCGTAGCAAACGCTATAGACGCAGAGCCTCTAGACACAGAACTTAAGCCTTTTTCTTAAACTTTTTGAATCCACCTGCAGCTTTAGCTTTCAGACCTGCTTCAAAGATTTCACCCGCTTGTTGAGCCGTCAATGTATCCAGATCTGTGCCTTTTGGAATAGAGACACAGATTGGTTTAGCCTTTGAATTACCCGTGCCTGATTTCATGAGATAAGGTCCATATTGCCCCGTGCGAATCTGGAAGGGTCCCAGCGCACGTGCAGGACTCTCTTGTTTAGCTTGCAGCTTCACAATAATTTCTTCTAGAGAAGTTTCAGGCAAGCAATTCACACGGACCCCATTGCATTCAGCATAGAGTCCATAAGGACCCTTTTTCTTTAGAATCGCATGACCATTATACTCACCAATATTATCTCCAGTCATCTGTCTCCCTTTCTCTTCAATGAAACTCTTGGCTTCCTCCTCAGTAATGGTCTGCAATTGCTTTCCAGGAGGCCATCCATAGAATACAGTCTTATCTTTATCGCCTGCTGGATCCTCCTTGAGAAGTAGTGGACCCTTACCTGTCATAATGGCTACTAGACCATCACTGAACTCTTTTCTTTTTGAGTTCACCTGTGTTCCTCCCGAAGCCTTCTTCAGAGTCTCATACCGGTCCTTATAGGATTTCCATGTATCTTCTAAAACCTTTTTCCATGGTTCAGAACCTTCTGCTATCTTGTCCAACTTGGTCTCCATGGCAGCAGTGAAATCAAATGCAAAGAGGTCTGGAAAGTTTTTCAAGGTAAAGTCTAGGATGGTGAGTCCCAAAGGTGTAGGAGCTATACGGGCTTTCTCACCACCTTTTTTTATTTGGAAACTCTCTGAAGTAGGTGGCCACTGATTAGCTAGATTTAGCGAGTAAGCCTTGGATTGTTGAGTTACTTGAGGAATATCCTTAATTTCAATATAGGCCTTTTCTATAATGGTTGAAATCAGAGATGCAAACGTTGATGGACGACCAATACCTTTCTTCTCAAGTTCACGAACCAAGGTAGCCTCTGTGAAACGACCTTGGGGCTTAGATTCCTGTGGTTTTGCATTTAGAGTTTTCCAATTGACACCTAGACCTTCCTTAATACCCTCAGCAAGTTTCCAGATTGCTTCTGCAGATTCTTCTTCATCTGATTCCTTGTCTTCAGCCAGAGAAATCTTAGAATCTTTCTCATCTGCAATCTTCCAGCCCTGGAACAGGGTGCGTTTCCACTTGGCTTCCCATGGTAGTTCTCCCTCATCTCCATCTAAATCAAAGGTGACGGTTCTCCCCTCTCCCTTTGCTGGTGCCATAATGGATTGAATAGCTCTTAGCCAAATAAGGTGATAGATCTTCTTATCTTGATAAGACCAGTCTTCAGATTCTGGAAGCTGACTATTCTCAAAGTGTGTTGGCCTGATAGCCTCGTGAGCTTCTTGTGCAGCAGGTTGACCAGATGCTGAAGTAGCTTTTGTTTTCTTTTGTTCTTTAACTTTCAGCTCACCCATGTATTGTTTTCCCCACCTGGCTTCCACAGTTCTCTTAGCTAGTTGAACGGCCTCTTCACCAAGATTTGTTTGGTCAGTTCTCATATAGGTAATATGCCCAGCCTCATAGAGTTTCTGAGCAATCTGCATTGTTCTCTTTGGATTACAATTATATAAGTTACTGCATTGCTGCTGAAGAGTGCTAGTCATAAGTGCCTGAGGGGGTGACTCGGTCCAGGGTTTTGTTACAGCAGATCTCACTTTTCCCTTTGGATCATTATGATGATTCTCTAGATAATTTAAGGCAGATTCCTCATCACCCAGTGGCTCAATCATGGTTGCAGGCCAATAAGAATTTTTGCCAGTTATCTGACCTGTTACAGCAAAGGTTCCAGATAAGGCCCACGAAGACTCTGACTTGAATGATTCAATACTCTGCTCTCTCTCACATACTAGTCTCAGGGCGGGTGTCTGACAACGACCAGCAGACAAGGCAGTTCCCCCGCCCACGTGCTTCCAAAGTAGAGGTGAGATAGTAAATCCAACCATCATATCTAGCATTGCCCTGGCTTGTTGAGAATTAACGCGGTTCATATCAATTGTGCGGGGATTCTGAATTGCATTACAGACAGCATTCTTGGTAATCTCACGAAATACGGCTCTAGGGTTGGTTAGAGGATTCAGTTTCAAAAGAACTGCTACACTGTATGCAATTGCCTCACCTTCTCTATCATCGTCTGCACAAAGGATGATTGAATCGGCTTCTTTAGCACAGGCGCGTAGTTGAGCAATAGCTTTCGCCTTCTCTTTGGAAAATTCATAGGTTGGTTCAAAGTTCTTAGTGAGTCCAATGGAATCTAGATCAGGAACGAGTCCACGGATATGTCCCATGGATGCAATGACCTTATAACCGAGGCCTAAGAATCCTTGAATTTTAGAACATTTAGCTGGAGATTCTACGATAATTAGGGGCATGTAACTATTCTATAATTATAGTAAAGTTCATTTTTTATAGCTGCGAGTATGGGTTTAAATTTGACTTGTTTTTCGTAACCTATAATAGTAATGACGGAACAAAAACAAGATACTGGCAAATTTAGACAAAATAATAAGGATCAATTCTATACCAAGTCATCTATAGCAAAGGAATGTGTTGATTCTATTATTTCACAATTTCCAGAATCAAAGCAATATGTATGGGTTGAGCCTTCTGCAGGCAATGGTTCATTCTTAAAAGTGTTACCAGATAATATCCAGAGAGTTGCAATGGATTTAGATCCCAAGTCTCCAGAGATTCAGAAGGCTGATTTCTTAACATGGATTCCATTTACCGATGGAAAGAAGATCTATTTTGGCAATCCTCCATTTGGTAGTCAGGGATCTCTGGCTAAATCCTTTATTAAGCATGCAGCAGCAAATAATGCTCTAGTAATTGCATTTATCCTACCTAGATCCTTTATGAAACCGAGTATGTCTTGTTCAGTCCCTCCTATGTTTCACTGTATCTATGAAAAAGAACTTCCTAAAGATTCGTTTGAAGTGAATAAACAGGCATATGATGTTCCATGTGTCTTTCAAATTTGGGTAAAGAAGGATATGAAGAGAGAAATAGAGGAAAAGATTGCACCACTTGGCTTTACTTATGTCAAGCATACTGAGGCGCATCATATGGCTTTCAGGCGCGTAGGTGTGTATGCAGGAACCTGTTATCTAGATACTAAGGAAAAAAGCCCACAGTCACATTATTTCCTGGTATTTGATGAAGAGTATATTCCTTATCTAGAAAAAATAAAGGATTTGATCAATCATCATATATTTCCATCAAATACAGTGGGTCCAAGGAGTTTATCTAAGGGAGAGGCAAATGAGGTAATCAATAGTATATTGTTATCATGCCATTAGTCGCCTTCCGTAGCTTGAGTTATTATGCAAGAATGCTTCCACATTTCTAGTATCGTAATACAATGCAAGAATGAGTCCAATGAATATGACCACGACAGCTGGAATAAATACGTCTCTGAAATATTCTTCCTCTTCATCAAGAGGCTCAGGACGCTCAGCAGGCTCTAGAGGCTCTAGAGGCTCAGCAAGATCAGCAGGCTCTAGAGGCTCAACAACCTCATTGGGCTTTACAATAAACTGTCCTGCAAGAGTTACAACGAGCTCCTCAAGGACATCAATGTGTTCCCTAAACAAGAGGTGTTGTGATTCAATCTTTTTTACTCTATTCTCCAGCTCCTTATCCCTAACTCCAAGGATAAACTCACCAGTCTCATTAAATCGTTGCATTTCATCGTTTACTGCCTGTTTAACCTTATTCATTTGATCCTTTGCCTTAATCAAGACCGTGGTGCTAGGTGTAAACTCGTATAGGGAAGGGTTGCGATCACCATATTTCTTAAGAATCATCTCACAAAGCTCCCTTGCATGATATTTCCCTAGTGCACATTTTGTCTTACAGTCTTCCCAATCAGTCAAACATCCTGCTTTCCAATGGCTGTCCCTTGCCCACTTTCCCTCAAGAAACTCAATATAGTTCTGAGGACTTGAGAATCCCATATCTAGCATATGTGACCAGTTGGTAAAACCAAACATCTTACAGTGTTCAGGAGAACCAATATTCTTCCACGTCATTGCCCTTACTGCATGCTCCTTAATCTTAAGTGCATCATCAAGATTAACTGGCATGGTATATACTATTTTGTTTAATAGTATTACGTCAATTTTATACTTTATAAAATACATTCTGGAATTTAGATGGATAGACCAACAACCTCTGCAGAGGGTTCTTTATTAGAACTTGTGGCAAGAGGTAATAAGGATGTATACTTTATGAATTCAAAGAAAACTGCGCATGTTCCTTTTTCATATTCAATGCAGACATGGCCTGCTACTATAGATGAGACTAGACAAACTCAGCCACTCAATATGGTTGATTTTGGTAGGACAGTAGAATGGGAAATGGAAGTATTTGGAGATATTCTAGTTGCAGCATCTTTAGTTGTAGAATTGCCTACCTGGCTTCCTCCTAGTGTAGCAGCAATTAATTACAAAAATATAGTATCAGATTCCTCAAATCACACGTATGGTTATACTCAGGGCATAGGTGCATTTTTGTTTGAACAGATTCAGTTCTATCAAGATCAGCTCCTACTTCAAGAGTTTAGTGGAGATTTCTTGTATGCATGGTATCATCTTCAGAATTCATTGCCTCAAGCAGCACTTGCACTAACTGAGATTGGATCTCATTCTGGATCTGCCTTTGATATTCAGAAAAATGCCACACCAAAGAAGCTTACCTTACGTCTTCCTCTTATAGGATGTGCTCATTCAGATGAAGCTGGATTACCTTTTGTCGCACTTCCCGGTCAGAAATTTAGAATAAGGTGTAGGTTAAGACGTTTAGAAGATTTAGTAGAGTCTTCATCACAAGCAGTAAGACCTACTCCTTGGACATCTTCTCTAATACTAACTGATGCAAGTGGTAATCAGAAACCATTTACACCCTTAACAAGGGAACAGATTGGAAAGCCTCTAATTACCCTTGAGACTACCCAGCGTTACATCAGACAAGATTTACAGACATTAATGAGAGAAAAGGTATTTCAGATTCCATTTTTAAGACCATTTGAGAATAAATTAAGTTTAGATCCGTCAGATTATGTGGCAGTAGGGAATGGAGGATCCTCCTATGTAACAAAGCGGATAGATGGAAGACATCCAGCAGAAAGTCTGATGATTTTCTTTCAATCAGAATATGCTATTGAAAGAAATCAATTATGGAATTTTAAGAATCCATTAGGATCAGGTCAATATTATAATACCATGCAATTATTAATTGCTGCAAAAGAAAGAGAAAAGAAATGGGATAATAATTTATGGGAGAAAATCTCACCATGGGCTAAGGCAGAAAAAACATCAGGCCTTCCTATATCTTGGATATCTTTTACTATTGGACCTCAATATGGATATAAGGCTCCGCAGATGAGAAAGCCATCTGGAACTGTAAATTTTACTAGTGCAGATAAACCAACCCTGTGGATGGATATCACAGATACTCTTCCAACCAGCCTAGGTCAAAAAAGAGTAGTCATGCGTTCAACCACGATTGGCTGGGGTATTTATAATATAGAACAACAACGTGGATCTCTATTCTTTGGTAATTAGTCTACATGATCCATTTTATTTCGCGAAGCCTCTAAGATTTCTCTAACTACTGGAATTTTTTGCGAATAAATCTCATTAGGCCAGTCAATAGTATTATAGTCTGAAAACTTAGCTTTAATAGTTTCATTCTTATCATAATGAATCTCTGAAGCACTTATTAGCGGTGGCATATCATCATCAGAATCATCAGATTCATCAATTCCACAAAGTGATATAGATTCTTTCATATTCTTATTGTAATTATCAATAAGTCTAAGTAATTCGCCTTCAAGGAATTCTATATTCTTGTTTTCAACTTCAGACACATGCAATCTATAATTTACAAGGACATTGGTTGAAATTAGAATCATTATAATAAATGAGCAAAGACAGAGGCTATGCAGGCCAGACATATAGGCTGAAATATAGACAAAGAATAATATAGCATTCACGGTTGCACCATCATATACATTTTGCAACGGTGAAGGATTTTTTCTCATACAGCATGAACCATTATTAAAATGCTTTATAGAATCACTCATACTAACCATACATATTTATACGAGACATATGTTGTCAATTTTTATAACAGTGGTAAATTTGACTGCTATAACTACTATAGTTTAAGTATGGCCTATTATCGTCTTGAGCTTCTAGTGACTGAGCAGGGCAAGCCCTTTTATCCTCCAGTTGGCACGGTAGAGAATCCTTCTAGAGATAATGCTGGTTATGACTTGAAGGTTGTAACTAAGCACAATTATACGAATGATGCTGTTCTAGTGCCCCTTGGTGTTAAGGCTCGTATGATTAAGTATACTCCTATGGATGATGAGGTAGAGGTGATTGAGGATTCCCACTTTACTCTGGAGCCAAGGTCTTCTATTTACAAGTCTGGATTTATGATGGCTAATGGGCGTGGTATTATTGACGCTTCTTATCGTGGAGAGTTGATGGCACCAATGATTGGAGTAGGCACGCATTTTAAAGCAGTTGATGAGGGAACCAGACTATTTCAGATTATTGCACCAGCGCTAGGATATATTAAGGAGGTAGCATACGTTGATTCTCTGCCTACCACTGTGCGTGGCGAGGGTGGCTTTGGAAGCACTGGGACAAAGTAGATGCGGATGACTAATTAAATAACCATAATGCATACTAAGTAGATGGATATTAATGCCAAGGATGGATATGGAACAAAACTACCGAAAGGGACTTCAACTACCTTACTAGATTTAGTATCAAGAGATGTGCAAGATAATATTCTTTTTCCATTAGACACAAATATAACAAGGTTTACTCGTGATGATACACTACGGACAATTCCAATGTCATCTGTTATGAGGGAATTTACATTCAAGGGTGCTGCTACTTTTGGTCAGACATTTACATTTGAATTAGGTGATATGAATTGCGGAGATTTAATAAGTGGATTATATATTCAGATTCAGCTTACTGATTGGATAACAGGAATAACACGGAATAATATAATAAATGGAACCCTGGTCCCTACGACCCCTTCACAGTTATGGACCTATTGTAATTCAATTGGGACATCTATCTTGGAGCAGGCTACATTGGAAGTAGATGACCAGATCTTAGAACGTATAACTGGAGATTCACTACACGTTTCATCCTTACTTTTTCCAGATCTAAATACACAATTTGGTCTAGCAGATAGTCTTGGATTAAAGTCAATAGAATTTATAAAACATGCGAATGGATCGCGCCCATTTTTTACTGAAGATGGCTGGATAACAGTTCCATTGGCCTTTTCTATGTTAAGGGAAAAATTAACTGCAACATTTCCTCTTATAGCATGTCGTGCTGGCACCATGCGTATTAGAATAACCCTTAAGAAATTTAGCGAACTAGTTAGAATTGTATCTGGTTCAAGAGCCTCATGTGAAGATACACCAGTAGGAAAAACCTTTCAAGTCATTGATACAAGAAAGACATTTGATAAATTAACTAATATTACTGCTTACTCAGAGGAACCTCAATTAAAAAATATTCAACTTCTGACTCAGGGTATTTTTGTTGATGGACCTTATCGTGAGATGCTTTTACGCGATCCATTTGAGCGTCCATTTCGTGAGATTCAGCAGTTTGATTTTACAGAGCCTCTCAAATACGTGGTAAATAAGTCTGGTAATGATCTGATAACCGTCCAGTTACCTCTAGAAGCAAATGGACCCGTTGAGGAGATTGTCTGGTTCTTAAGACGTAAGGCTGCAGTGACCCTCAATAATGACTGGACTAATTATAGTGCAACCTTAGAAAAAGATTATCATCCAGTGTTTGCACCCTTAGAACCTCTTTTACTCTCAGCAAGAATCCAGGCAAATGGACAGGATATCATACAGAAAGATGAGGCATGGTTCAGATCTCAGATTGCAAGGGTCCATAAATCTGGCAAGACATCTTATGATGCTTTTATTTACGGTTATTCCTTTGCAAAGCATCCAGGGCAGCATGATCCTACTGGAACTATAAATGCTAGTCGCCTGAATTCACTTCGTCTAACCTTAGATGTAAAGCCTCCAGGCGGATCATCAGATACGGAATGGGAAGTGCATGTCTTTGCATATGCCTTTCAGTGGGTCAGATTTGGCAATGGAATCTGTAATAAGGTCTTTATTGATTAATCTAGTTCGGTTGTATCATATAAACAAAATAGGCAAAGAGGAATAGATGGTGGCGAGTTTACTAAAAATTATATCAACAGGAATGCAAGATGAACGATTACAGCCTCCGAAGGGGCAGCCAAGTATTGATTCTTTAGTAACAGTTATAGTAAAGGCAGGAAGATTTGGAACAGCGTGGGCCAGAATAGATTTTGATAGTAAGGCTGATTTTGGTAAGATTTCTATTGCACGTCTACCTGTGCAGGGTGAATTGATTGCAAGGGTTTTTTTAGTTGTTCAGATGCCAGATATACAAACACCACAGCTTACAGCTCAGAAAGCTAAGGTAAATGGTCAGACACCTGCTTTTGTAGGACCACATTTTGGTTGGACAAATTCACTAGGACACACACTACTGAATCAAGCACAGATTCATATTGGAGGTGTTCTCTCAGATACAATTCCAGGACAGCTTATGGAAATTATAGATGAATTTCAGACGCCCTTAGAAAAGACAGTCGAATCTAGTAGACAACTCTTAAGAAAGGATAATGGATTTACAGATACTTCATTCGGGTTAGGAACTACTTCCGAGCAAGTAGTAGTTAATTTGCCATTTTGGTTTAGTAGAGGAGATCCAGGGTGTTACTTACCTATTGATGCATTGAATATAGACGAGGTTCGCTTGACAATAAATTTTAATCCAATTACTAATCTATTCTATACACAATCAAGGCAGATAGATGGTTCAGGTAATATAGTTCAAACAAATGCAGCAGGTGGATCTCTATGGCCAATGTTGGGCTCAAAATTCTATTATTCTGATACAGCTGGAACCGCTGTGCCAGGTTTAGAACCTATAAGAGCTCCAGGACAACCAGTTACAGCCTACCCCACATCATTCACAATGCCCTCTCAATTATCAATGACAGATGCATATCTTTTAGTTGAATATATATATTTAGATAAACCTGAGGCAAATAGATTTCGTATAGCAGATATTCAAGTTCCAGTTGTTCAGCATTATGCAATTGATCCATACGATAATCAGAATACGCCATATGCAAGAATACCTTTAATTATACCAAATCCTACACGTGATATATTCTTTTATTGTCAGAAATACGAGGGTCCAGGATATAATGCACCGTTTCTTGGCACTAGAGACTTGAGTGATAATTTAACCCCATTTGCACCATGGTGGCCCGATGCTTTAGGATTAAATGAACAAATATATGGAAGTTTACAACCTGGATTCTCAACTAGACATTCTGAGCCATTGAGGTGGATCGCATTAGAATATTCTGAAACATTAACACGATATAGCACAGAAAATGTAGCCTTATTCCGCTCGTTTCTTCCATCAATAGAACAAAGAAAGGCTCCGTGGGTAAATAGATATTTTTATAATATACCATTTGGGCTTCAGAATGGATTTACACCCTTTTCTATGCCAATGGGTGAGGCTAATCTTGATAAAATTCTGAGGCTTCAATTAACTCTAGGGTTTCATGGCATATCTGGAACTATAACGGATAATACTGTGAATAGATATATTATTTATGTTTATGCAGAGACATATAATATTCTGCGTATTTACGGAGGACGCGCAGGAATGATGTTTGCGTATTAATACATTACTTTCCGACATATTTTTATATTACAGTTATATTTTATAAATGTAATATAGATGAATACCTCATTTGCAGGGAATCAAGTTGGTAGCATGGTATCTTTAGATTTGACAAACAGTTATCCAGATGGATTATTATCTCAACTAGCACCATATAATGACTCTCAACTCTTGATACGTTCACAGCTAACATATACTGCTAATCAGGCAGAAATTTCTGCACAAAAGGGTGCAGCATATGCCTTACAAAATATTGAATTAGAAAAGACAGGAACTTTGGCACCAACATCTGCTGATTCTCAGGCAAATGCAACTGTTTATATTAATCAGGCAAACGCAGTAAATTTTGCAAATCAGAATATTTCTAATTCTGCAAATGTAGAATATACGAATGCACTTGCAGTTGAAAAGGCATGTAAAGATGCATCTTATTCTGCATATTTAACTACAGAGGCATCTCAGATAAGAATAGATAGACTAAGCACAAATGTTACTGTATTACAATTAGGTAATTCTTATCCATATATAAATCCGTTAAACATGCAATTTCCATCTACCATATCAACACTAGTTGCAGACTTCAAACAGGATTCTCAAGATGATGTTAATGATGCATCTGGAAATGTTCAACTCTATATTACAAATACACAAAGGCTAATAAATGATGCAATCATAAAATCCAGAACAGTTACAGCAAATCTAAGATTAGTTGCAGCAATATATACCTTTACAAAGTCTATTACACAAGCATTATCGTTTCCTTTATTAGAAATCTCTGGTAAAGAGACTCTGGTAACACAAAATGTTCCGAGTATTATTCTTACTGCTGCACTTCAGCTTGGGACAAAGGCTCTTACATTTTTAAATGCACTAATATCTAATGTCAGTGGTAACCCTGTAAACCTTAATACGAGCATAAATGATATAAATATTTTTGCGAATACATTGAATTCTATAGCAAGATCTAATGATATTAATTTATATTTTCAAGAGGCAGTTCAAAATAATCTTATAAAGACTGTATCAACTATGGTTGGTTATGGGACAACTATTGCAATTCCTAGTAACAATCCTTATTTACCATTTAATATTAATAAGAATTCAGAATATACTATTACAAATATAAATGTAGAAAGAAATGCAGCAGTAGCTGCTGCAAATGCAAGGGCAGTGGGAGCATTAATTATTGCTGCTCAGACAACATCTGAAGCAGCCGCAGCCGCAGCAGAAGCTACTGTAGTGGCAGTGGCAAATGCAGCAGCTGCAATATCACCAATTTGGGCAAGAAAATTAGCAATTAATGCAGACATAACTGCAAGTAATGCGAATCGTCTAGTAAATGCAATAGATATGGTTAATGTTTCTTATATTAATAACATAACACCCGAACCAATAATTTTAACTACTGTATTAGATTCTTTTTCTTTTATAAATGCAATGTTAGATACAATCAAAAAGGTAACTAATAATACCTCTGCGCACGCAGGTGTAGCAATAGCAACAAGGGCGTCAAACACTCTTCTTGGAAATTTAGAATTTATCACTGATAAAGAAGAAATATCTTTAAAAACTCTAAGTGATTCTAATTCAGTATTAATATTATTACAAGAGGCATATGATATTACTGCAACTATAACAGATATATCTAGTATTCAACGTAAGCTCTGGGCTGCAAATGCTGCAACTGCAAGGGCGAAAGAAGTAGTTGATCAATTGAAAAATCAAGCTTTTATTTTAAATAGAACTGCACATAATTTAGTCACTCCCGCAAAAATAGCAACATTAACTGCAGTAGCCAATGAGGCAGCTGCACTTAATGCTACTAATACTTCAAGGGTTGATAGAGCTTCTAGAAATGTAGTTCAATTACCGCCACCAGCATATACTGGCTTCAAGGCAGATATCAGAGCAAAGTCATTTGTGCCAATTAGGCCATCTCTTGACCAACTTGTTTTTAATAATAGAATACAACCATTAACACTTGATTCTCTAAGAACATTACCTGCTTATATGAAAAAAGTTACTCAGAATGTTCAAGAGATTAAAGATAATAGTAGATTTTCATATAGACAATAATAAGCTGCCACAAAAATTGAAACGATCGTAGCGGTATATGATAGCATCCCGTTACTATGGCTTACTCTGACACTTCTATTGTTATTCACCTCGTGAAGGATGCAAATGTCCTGAACCTGGATGACATGATTAGCATCAAAAAGAATCTGGAGGACAGTGTCTTTGAGCTTACATACAAGGATCAGGGTGATCCTCTGAGGCACAGGGCATATCAGATGTCTCGTGACCATGTCTGTGATTATGTCTACCTTCTTCTCAAGAACCTTACCCTTGATGAGGACGGGTATCAGAAGATTCAGTTCTCTATGCCTGCAATGCCTCGTGTAATTATTAATGCCTCTAACCTCAAGGATATGTATTACCGCAGCCACTTTCTTGAGCTTATTGAGAATGGTCTGACTATGCTTGATAAGGTTGAGAAGCTAACTATTAAGAAGCCAGTTGAGAAGTCATTTAATGATCCCTGCAATAATTGTCCTTGTCCTCGCCCCGTTTCTGCATCTAGCAGGAATGGAGGGCATTCTTGGCCTGATCTCCCTCACTCACCCGTTCATACCTACTTTCAGTGAATATACTTATTAATATATTATTTGTGTCTGAAAAAAATAAAAAAAGGTAAGATAAAAACGTAGTAAATCAATGTGTTTATAAT